CTCTGATCCTTATCCTGAGGATGGACCAAAAGATGTGCAGGCTAAGTGGTGTCAACGCAGAGAAGAGATGTATGGTGAATGGTTTAAACAAGAACAAGCTAGAGCTAGAATGTTAGTTCGTTTGTCTCTTGCTAAGAAGATGGAGAAATATCAGTTCTTTTATATGCCTATTACGCTTGACTTCCGGGGGCGAGCGTATACTACCTGTGAGTTATTATCTCATCAAAGCTCTGACTTTGACAAAGCATTGATTCATTTTGCTGAGCCTGTTAAACAAACAGAGCGTGGTTTATATTGGGTTAAAGTTCATGTAGCTAATATGTTTGATCAAGATAAACTTTCTTTTGATGAGAGAGTACAATGGGTAGATGATAACATGGCTATGTTTCAACGTATTAATGATGATCCATATGACAACAGAGAATGGGTATCAGATAAAAAGAAAAAGAACCCATCATTTCAACGATTGGCTGCTGTCTTTGAGTTGTGTCGGACAGATGGCATGACACAGCTAGCACCGCAGATGGATGGTGCATGTAATGGATCGCAACACTGGGCTGCTATTATGGGTGATGAAGTAATTGGTTCATTGACCAATGTGTTGCCTGAAGAAAAGCCCCAAGATTTATATCAATTTATTGCAGATAAAACTACTGAGTACTGTAAGAAAAATATTGAAAATATTTCTTGGTGTGAAGATTTTCTTGAATACTGGCCCAATGGTATAGATCGTGCTGTAACTAAAAGACCTACTATGTGTGATGCATATGGTCTGACATTTTATGGTATTCAAAAGTATATTAAGATTGAAGGGCATGTTGATTGGGTGCCCAAGGATCGGCAAGGCGGAGCCATTGTAGAGTTGGCCCGCGCCATCCAGCATGGGCTGGGTGAGGCGTTGCAAGAGCCTAATCGTGGCAAGGAGTGGCTGAAGGAGTGTGCTGAAATATGTGGGGATGCTGGCTTGCACTTAGAATATACAGTGCCCAGTGGGTTTAAAGTAGTACATGCATACTACCAGATTAAAAAGCGACGTTCATTAGCGTCACTCTTTAATCACAAAGAACTTATATTTTGGAATGTCTCTAAAGATGTGCATAAAGATAAAGCAATGCTAGGCATTCCGCCAAACTATATACATTCACTAGATGCAAGCCATATGTTCTGCACAGTGAAGCAAATGATTAATGCGGGTATTGAAAAATTTAGTATGATTCATGATTCGTATGGTTGTCCCGCACCATATGTAGATATGATGAATCAATTTATTAGAGATGAGTTTTTAAAAATGCACAAGGAGAATCAGCTTGAAGTATTCAAACGATGTGTCGAAGCAACGGCGGGGGTCACACTCCCTGATGTCCCTGAACGAAGAGACATGCAACTCGAGCGAGTCTTGGACTCCAAGTACTTCTTTTCTTGAACAAGTGGAGGTATGGTGGTATGATGCGGAAACTTGTGGCGGTCCCGGCTGGGTTGATAGAGATGATGCTGATGATTACATTTACGGTGATCTTCCTATTATTAAATCTATTGGCTTTCTTTGTGCTATTACCGATACTCATTATGCTATTACCGACAATGTGGGTCACAACCAGATTGGCGGGGTCACAAAGATCCCACTCGGTATGGTAAAAGAAGTGTACTACTTAGAAAGGACAGGTAATGACACATATGATAATCAATTCAGAGGGCGACATGGAGAAGGGCATTGAAGAAGCAACTAAACTAGCAGTAATTGATAGTAGTAGCTTAACACTAGAGTTTCCTACAGAAAATTTTGCTAAAGTTTTTATGGAAAATATGTTCGTAGCCTTCGTAGAAGCAGGCGTTAAAAGAGATACTAACATGCAGTTGAACGTAATGTTCCCTGTAGAGGAGGATATTGATGAAGAAGAAAGCGATGGAGCAGGCGACAAGTAAACCTGCAACTAAGTTCTTTCACAAAGGAGAATGGTTTGACATTCTTGAAGTGAAAGAGTACAATATAGATGAGCTTAATGCTCTTCAACAGTTGCATATTGATGGTCTTATTGATCTGTATGCACCGCGTAAAGCTGAAGCTTGTAAATACAAGCACATTGCTGATGAGAAAGGTCAGTTCATTTCAGCTGAGTATATTGAGGGCTCAGAAAGAATGGTAGATCTACCTTCCCATGTTGATCAATGGAAGGATGACTACAAACGGAGATTTAGAAATGGCAAGAGTACTCGTAATAGGTGATACCCACTGTCCAGCCATGGACCTTGGATATCCAAACTTTCTAAAAGAAATGTCTGAGCAATGGGAGACAGACACCGTAGTACATATCGGTGATGTTGTTGACTGGGCCAGTATTTCTTATCACGAGAAGATGCCGGGATTTGATAGCCCAGCCTTGGAATACCAGAAAGCTCTGGATCAAGTGCAAATGTTGTATAAGTTATTTCCAAAGGCTACTATCATGACAGGTAATCATGATGACCTACCCCGGAGACAAATGACTACTGTCGGCTTACCAGAAGAATGTTTGGTTGACTACAACTATCTTTGGCAGACTCCGGGTTGGGAATGGAGGCCAAGATTTGATAGTTACAATCTTGATGGTGTTGTGTATCGCCATGGTGATTGCGGTCGGGGTGGTAAGTACGCTGCGTTAAATAATGCTATGGATAATTTTAACTCTTATGTTCAAGGTCATACACACTCATTAGCTGGTGTTAATTACTATCGTAACGAAGGCGGTAAGGTGTTTGGTATGAACGTTGGTTGTGGTGTAGATCATAAACAACTTGCACTGTATTACGCTAGGCGATACAATGCTAAACCTATTCTTGGTTGTGGTATTGTTCTTGATGGTGAATATGCATACTGGGAACCATACGATGGCATTGCGTGATAACTTAAGAGAAAAATGGTTTAAAAATAATAGCCGAAGTTATAGACATCGTGATGTAAAATTTGGCGGACATAACAAAGGTAAATGGCAACCAACTAATATGAATGATCAGAATGGTAAAGGTTCAGATCGTAGAGAAAAAATGATATCTTCTGCTGAAGAAGACTTGCGTTGGAAGCTTGCTTTTGGTAAAATATCCGAACAAGAATTCAATGAAGCCATGGAGAACTTAAATGGCTAAGAAAAAAATTGATGATAGTACTGTTGCCCGTATGAAGAAGGCGGGAAGAACTCGTCGGCAACATAAGAACAAGTATGGTCAGCATAAGGCTGGCAGAAAGAATTGAGGTAATCATATATGAATGATCCTACTAAAGTGTTTAACACTCACACTCTAGATGTGAAATGGTCACATCTGCATCGTCCTGACGATAAGTTTGGTGCCCCCGGCAACCACAATGTAAGCGTCGTTGTTGACGATCAGCTTCAGACGCAGCTTAGTGAGATTCAAACCGCCCTTGGTGGTAAGAAGATCAATGGTATGTATGAGAACGAAGGTGTTCAAGTCCTTAAGGTCAAGTCCACCATCTTCACTAACCCACCTGAAAATGGCGGAGAGAAGAAAGATACCTACCCATGTGTAGATGCCAATACCAATCCTACCGAGGCTGTGCCTTTTGGTGGCGACAAGGTTCGGCTTCGTCTTAAGCCTATGCTTCTCAAGCGAGATGGCTCTGTATCATTCTTCTTGAATGGTGTTCAGATCATTGAGAAGGGTGAACAACAGCAGAGCAGCGGCTTTGCTAAGACCGAAGGATTCGATGGCTCTGAAGCTACGGCTCCTGAAGTTGAGACTCAAGACACCCCGTTCTAATGGAGTGGTCCTTTCCCATTAGTCCTGTTGCGGCTAGTAGACCCCGTGTGTCAAAGCACGGGGCCTACTTCGCCGGACCCTACAAAAACTTTCGACGCGAAGCAGCAGAGATTGTAGATAATGTATTGGGAGAATGGGAGCCGCTGTCTGGTCCTTTGACTGTAGATCTTGAACTGTTTATTGGCAGACCTAAAACTACTAAGTTAGATGCACCAAAGGCGGACATTGATAATTTTGTAAAAGCTATCTTTGATGTCATGAATGGTAGATTATGGGAAGATGACTCACAAGTAATTAAATTATACGCTACTAAACAATGGGCTGAAGATGCAAATGGATATTTTGTTTTGGGAATTAACAAGGAGAAACCCAATGAGTGATTGTAATGGAACTAAATGCAGTGTTGAAGACTGCGTAAATCAAGCTGCTGTTATCAT